TTAACTTAGGAGTAAGTTCACATGTCAGCTATCGCTGCCGTGAAGCTGTCGGGCATTATCGACGCTGCTTTGGCCAGATTGACCAATTCAGCGACGGTAGGCATCGACTCGACACTTAACCCCGAGGGAATTAACCCTCAAGGTGTCGCGAAGTGGGTTGACCGAGTTGGCGGAATCGCCATTGGTTACCCTGCCATGACAATGTCCGTACGTCCGCCTACCAAGGCGAGCCGTATTTACAAAGTCATGGTGAAGCTCGTCCTCCCGACGCTAGAACAGACGTCCCCTTCAACGGCTTCCGGCATTCAGCCGGCACCGACGAAGGCGTACGACTGCGTATGCGTCATGGAGTTTATGTTGCCAGAGAGAAGCACACTGCTTGAGCGTCAAACGCTTTTTAGCCGCGTGTCCTCTCTGTTCGCACGTACAATCAACGCGTCCGACGGAGTGCCGACCGATGCAACTGGGTCGCCTCTGGAGAACGCGGTGACTACGTTCGAGAACGTCTACTAGGCAACTTCTAGACGTTTTAACATTTACTTCGGAGGTCTGCCATGTCTTCTAAGAAGTATGGCTCTCAGTTCCTTAAAGGACTGACGAGTTTCCGCGTCCCTGAGGAGGTTACCTCCCAGGCCATAGAGGAGTATTTCACCGCTCTTGATTGTCCTCGAGCTCTAGCTGCTCTTATCATGTTTAAAAACCATGAGTTCGAACAACTAGTTAAGCTCGAGTTCAATCCTCTCCATTATCTAACGATGGTGGAGTGTCGAGATGCTTACGCGGCTACGAAGTTCCTTTCAAAGTACGCGGCTTTTGCCATGGACTTGGATCGGAACAAGGTAGCCATCCAGAAATTCGAAGAATTCGAATTTCTGTGTAAGCAGACGAACAGTCGTTTTCAGGATCTTGGACGTGACCAAAAATTTCATGGTCGCGCCGTACGGCTGCATTCTGCAGTCGTACGGAAAATATCTAAGATCCTGGGCGACTTTAGCGCGGAGGAATTTTTTTCTGGGCCAGACTGGGGTCCTGGTGCCTCTACGTTAATCAAGCGTAGAGATGCCAGTCCAGTCAAAAAGTTCCAGTGTGAAACTGGAATAACGCGGGATCTGTACGACCTTATCCCACCTCAAATCCTAGAGAATTCGTATCCTCTATGGTTTAAGAGG